GCAGTTCGTCGGCGGCTTCTCCGCATAGACCCGTGTGGCTGAATTGCACGTCAAGTTCTTCTAGCGCATCAGCCAGCACTAAGGCTTTGGGTTGTGGGTTCATGTGTTCTTCTCCTTTAGTTTGGCTTTGATATCGGCATCTATTATCAAGCGTTCTGTTTGTTTATCGACTGGCTCAGCCCATCGACCACATTCAAAGCCATGCGGTGCATCTGGATGGTCTTTACAAGGTTTATCCTCCATGATTTACCCCTAAGTTAAAAGGATTATGCCAACAGATCCCAGTTGTATCCTTAGTGACATAACCACCTAGAGTGTAGATGATCTTCTTCTGTCTGTCACCATAGATGTAGATATCCCTATCAACCGTATAATTATCAACAAGCTTCTGCATTGCATTCAGTAAGGCATTCTTACCCTTAGCAGGGAATGCTGCCATCAGATCCTCTAACGAGCATGTACCACCATTAGAGTGCATAAACAGCACATACGGTGAAGGCTTACGCTTTCTAGGTTGTATCTTCTTCTTCATACATTGAACCCTTTAGCATTCAAAGCCTTCGTTAACTGACGCATCATAAAGTAAAAACCATACTCCGAACATAAGCGAACAAATCCACTCAGTACGGCTTCAATCTTAACATCTTCATGGTAATCATCCAACTCTGCCTGTGTTGGCTCTGAAGGCTTCATAGCCTCTTCAGGTAAGAAATCATCGTCAGGGTACATTGTATTATCCTTAAAGGGTACATTGTTTACTATATAGGCTATGTATACATAGTATATACATAGAATATTATTCTAAGTATATATACTAAGTATATAGTACATAGTATACATAGCCTATATAGATTTAGGGTATCAGAGAAAACTAAAGTTGTCAATACTTAGTCCTCTGACTTCTTACGTTCGCTAACAATCTCATCATCGTCGTGCATCAGGGATACATTACCTACAGCGCAGATTTCATCTCGGACATACTTAAAACAATCATTGCATAAGTCTAAGTATTGTCTTGTTCGCACACTACGCCTAGAGGCTTCGTAGTCGCTAAGTACTTCATTGCAGGATAAACATCTAATCTTCCGTCCCTACCTTTCTTAAAAAGTTACTTACCATCATCTTCCATACGGTCCAACAACATCATTAGTTTAGGGTATAGATCCTCTTTAACATCTTCAGCATGCTCTACCTCTTCCCATTGACCCCATGATGCTGCTACGCTGGAGTCAATCATAGCCTCAATCAAGGCTAACATTATCTGCACAGTCTCTTTAGTCATAAAATACCCTCTAGAATCGATTAAAACAGGCCTACAAGCGATTAAAACAGTCTTGGTGCTATCACCCTACATTAGAGCCTCTTCAATGCCTTCTAGAGCCTCTAATCGCTTTTGCTTTTCTGCGGTTTTCTTCAGTGCTTTAGGACTAACCCAGGTATAGCTAGGGAAAGGCCATAGAGGATCGCCAGCATGCCGAATACAGACTAGACCATCAGCATCTGGACCATTAACGATTTCACATGGTTGACCATTGAATGTTAAGCTCATTTGGTTATCCTATATTGTTTCCTAAACTCTATGGTATCAAGATCGGTAAAGGTTTCCCTATAGTGCTCTGCTAATTCAGTATCAGTGAGGTTATTGAACCCACCTTCAGAGAGAAAGCGAACAATCTCATCATAGACCTCAGGAAACTTAACAGAGGCGACAGCATAGTCTAATTCTCTCTTGGTACAATCATAGAGTAGATCTTGTTTCTTCAGTATGGTTACCATTGGATTAGTCTCCCGATAGGTCAACAATGGGGTTGATAACGTACTCAGTCAATTCTGAAGTCTCGGCATACTCTTCTGCCTTCTCCAGTGTATCAAAGCGATCTAGGTGGGTTAAACCTGAGTATTCAGGGTATCTATAGGTTAATAAGTAACCGACAATCTTATAGTGTTCCATGTAGGTTAGACTTCAAGTAAGGTTAGAAAATAGCTTATAAGACCTTAATCGGGCCTTGCAAGCGGGTTATAGTGAGTCAATATATTCCAGTGCTGCTGCTGGTGTCATATCTGAGCGCAATAAGCGTTCAAACAAAGCCATTCGATCCATATCACGTCTATGAGCGCATCGAATTGCGCCAAGGTCAGCCCTTGATGTACTTTGGAACAAGCGATATGCAAGGCGCTCGCGTGTCGCCTGATTTAATGGCCGATCATGCTTTGCGTTTTGATACCAGGTTGGTTTTGCCATAGCTAGCTTTTCGCAAAGACGGTATGTAATAGCGTGTTCCATGATTGAATGTCCCTATAGGTTAAAGAAGACTGAGCAGGCAAGTACAATGCCGAACAATGCACCGCCTAAGACTAAGATTACATCATTTGACTTTGACATGATTAACCCTTTGCAAGTTTGAGTCTGATAACTTTTGACATCTTTTGACCATGTGCAGCATAGCCAATAACTGGTATTGACTTGTCCCAGCACTTCCGACAACCTTTGCACTTTCCGCCTTGCTGATACGCTGGGCATACACTGATGCTATCATCATTGTAGGATTCAGCAATGGTGCTAGACCACGGTGCATCAAGTACTTCGCCGATAACAGAGTCTGATGACCTACGCACTACAACATTCGGAAGTGCATCCATTTGCTCTAGTATCGATTGATACTTAGGAAACTTATACATCCTAGTAGGTAACCAGTGTTTGACCCATGGTGTGCGTTTCATAACTTCGAACATCTTTTCGGCTAGCTTGATCGTGTACATATCGCCAGAGTCAAACCAACGAAAGTATCGATCTGAGTCTAAAGCTTGAACCATGTCATCAACCCAACTATCCCGCTGCCAGTCCTGCTTGTTATGCTCTCTCGGAGCCTTTACGTTGGGATAACGATAATTGCCTTGTGTAGCGTAGCATCCATCGCATGCATCCACAAGCTTACCATTGTCGCCTACGGAACCCGGACATGTGTCCAAGGCTTGCAGACTCCAAGATCTAATTCCGTCAAGCTTACTAGTGATTGATAATTTGAGCATGGTTCTATCCTGGTTTGTTTTGTTGCGATGTAGTAATACTAATCAAGTGTTTTTGCATTGTCAAGGCAGTTTGCAGTGTATCCGACGAACGGTAGACAATCCAGGATGAACGGTACTGTTGTTCGGACACAACAGTTTAGGCTATTGTTTCACGTGGAACCAGTGCAGATCGGTGCAAGCTTTCTAGGCTTTGAAGTCTGTTCAGGTATCTCTATAGGGTGCTACGCTGATACATCCTCCCTACTGTGCAGATCAGTGCAGTCTACTGTACAGATATACAGTGCAGTATCTTACGCTATCTTGCTGCTAAGTTACGCTATCTTACGTTATCTTCAGTGATCATCAGCATAGGGGGAGGGGGTCTGGGTAGTTATGTAAATGTTGTGGACCCGCTTAGACACAAAAAAGAGCTAAAATGGAAGTCTCTAAAGCCTAAGTAAACTATCTAATAAAAAGTAATAGAATCAATAGCTTAAATAGAAAAGCTCTGCGGAGCCTATGACACCATGTAAATGGAGTCCCGCTACAGCCTCTAAAGACTGTGCAATCTGTGCTGGACATGTTGTAATAACCCTACAGTAGTAGTCAAGGGTCTTTACAGCAATATCATTTGTATGCTACAATAAGTCTACTATGTAGAAACGATGAACAGACGATGTACTGACAATAAATAAAAACTTAAATTTTATATACTACATACAGACTTCATACTGACTACATAGAAGAGATACATAAAATTATATACACCCTAAAGTCCTGCTTTCAGCAGAGAAACTATATAGAGGGATCTGATGTCAGAAATTAAAATTACTTCTCCTAATGAGGATTGTTCGCTACCTTCATCAGTCAGCCAGGATGTCTTGGCAGTCAATGAAGAAAAGAGTGTGCCGACAAAAAAGAAGAGATCTAGAGGTCGTCCTAAGAAGGAAGAAGTACAAAAGTATATAAAAAGAGAGAAGAGAGGAAGACCACCAGGAGAAGCAGCAAGGATTAAAGAGTTCACTGCTTCGCTGCTGTTAACGCATTCGAATGCGATTATCAGAAAGATAGTACATAAAGCATTGAATGACGAAGACAAAGATCAAATGGCTGCTTTAAAGCTATGTATTGATCGAATGCTACCAGTGTCTTACTTTGAAGACAAAGGTGCTAGTGGAGGTGCTAAAGCAATCACCATCAACATCACTGGAGTTAACGATAAGCCAGTTGAGATGATAGAACACGAACCTGTAGACGTTGAGACTACTTTGATTGATTACGATAAAGAAGAAGAAGAATGAGTAATTTAACAGTGTCTCTTCTACCTTGGCAGCAGGAAGTTTTTAAAGATTCTGCAAGGTTTAAGATCATCGCTGCAGGGAGACGTACAGGTAAATCTAGGTTAGCTGCTTGGACATTGATTATTGAAGGACTACAGACTGAGAAGGGTCATGTCTGGTATGTAGCTCCTACGCAGGGACAAGCTAGAGATATTATGTGGTCTACGCTACTGGAGCTAGGTCATTCAGTCATTAAAGGTAGTCATGTGAATAACATGCAGATTACCTTAGTCAATGGTGCAATGATATCTCTGAAGGGTGCTGATAGACCAGAGACTATGCGTGGTGTTAGTTTGAAGTACTTAGTGATGGATGAGTACGCAGACATGAAACCACAGGTGTTCGAACAAATCCTTAGACCTGCTTTAGCGGATCAGA